TTTATCTGGTGGTGCTTTCATTGGTGGCACAGGCTCAGCAAACAAATTAGACGATTACGAAGAAGGAACTTTTTCACCTAGTATAAGTGGAAATTTAGGTGGTGCAAGTGGTGTAAATTTTAACATTAGAAATGGCTTTTATACAAAAGTCGGTAGAGCAGTATTTTTTCATATTCATATAGATTTATCTTCTTGGACTTCTGGACCATCTGGTTCTTCTACTACTATTAATGGGTTGCCTTTTACAAATGAAAATACAACTGGCAATAATGCTTCAGTTTATATTGGTCAATGTAATAGTTGGTCTGGGTCAGCAGCTCCACAAGGTGGATATATTCAACCAAACGAAACTAGAATAATTTTAATGACTAATGATAGTAGTGATGCAAGAGATAACTTAAATACATCAATAAATACAAGTACCATAAGTGGAGATGAAGAAATTAGAATTGCTGGGTACTATCAAACAGCTTAACAACAAAGGAGAAAACTATGGCAACAACATACACATGGAGCTTCCCCTCATTTGAGACGGACTCTGAAAACAAAGTGAAGAACATTCACTGGAGATATACAGCAGTAGATGGAGAACATTCTGCATCTATGTATGGATCTTGTGCAGGTTCTGAAGGTATGAATTTTGATGCTATGACTAAAGAAAGTGCAACTGCCTGCGTATTAGAAATGTCTGATACAACGGAAGAAAATATGAAGTCAAATCTTGATGCACAAATCGCTAGTCAAAAAGCACCAGAACTTACATCAAAAACTAAAGACTGGTAGTAATATCAGTCTTTAGAAATTACTTATGAGTTTAGGATTTGACGCAATATCAGCATTACCATTTGCAGCAACAGGATTAGATAATAATGTAAATGTAAATGTATCAGCTAACCAATTAACTATTACAATTGGTAGTGTAGGTATTATTGCAGATTCAGTCGTAGAAAATTTAACTGGAAATCAAGTTACATTAGGTACAGGTACTTTAAGTATTACTGGTACAGCTAATGTTGGTCCTCTTACAGGATCTCAAGTATCATTAGGTTTAGGAACTTTTGTAGTTAGCGCAGGAGCTACTGCAATTACAACTGGAAACGCATTGACGTTAGCAACAGGAAATGTTACAGTAACAGGTACTGCAAATGTACTACCTACAGGTTCAAATTTAACAGTAAATTCAGGAGAGCCTGGAGTAATTACATGGAACGATATAATACCAGGAGCAAACATGGTTTGGACACCAATCAAACCTTACTAAAATTATGGCATCAACATTTTCAACAGATTTATCATTAGAACTAGTTACTACAGGTGAAAAAGCTGGTTTATGGGGAACAATCACTAATACTAATTTACAATTATTACAAACAGCATCTTCAGGTTATGTAGAAGTAACTTTAAGCTCTGGTACAACTACATTAAGTTTGGCCGACGGATCGGCGACCGCGAATGGTAAAAACCTTTACATTAAAGTTACTGGTACTTTATCTGGTAATGCTAGTTTAGCAATGCCTGCATCTACAACAGGTGGAAATGCAAACAGAGTATTTTTTGTAGAAGATGCAACTACTAGAGGTGGTGCCGGTGATAGTTTTACAGTAACATTATTAACTACTGGTCAAAGTGCAAGCACACAAGTGCCTCTTCCAGAAGGTGCAAAAGTTTTAGTTTATTCTAGAGGTAGCGTTCCTGCTACTACACTATCAATGATGGAAAAAGGTTTTACAACAGTAACTGCAGCTAGCAAAACTTCATATACAGCAGTGGCTGGAGATCAAATTGGAGTGGACACAGTTGCTAACCAAGTAACAATAACACTTCCAGCATCACCTGCAACAGGTGATGAAGTAACTATAATGGATGTATCAGCATCAAATGGTTTTGCAACAAACAAATGTATTGTAGGTAGAAACGGATCAAATATTCAAGGTGGTACATCTGATTTAGATTTAACTGCAAACAATCAATGTGTAACTTTAATATTTACTACTGCCACAAAAGGCTGGCAAATAAAAACTAACAGTACATCATAGGAGTAAAGGATGCTTACGAAAATTAAGTTTGCTCCTGGTATAGACAAGCAAGACACTGCTGTTGGGGCCGAAGGCCGTTGGGTTGATTCTGATAATGTAAGATTTAGATATGGCCTTCCAGAAAAAGTAGGAGGATGGCAATCCTTGCTTAATGATTCTATTGTTGGTGTTGCTAGAAAACAACACGCATTTGTAGATAAAGAAGGTAATAGATACGTTGCAATAGGAACAGATAAGTTTTTACTTATATATTTTGAAGGACAACTACATGATGTTACTCCCATAAAAGCTACAATTGGTAGTGTTGGGATGTCGGCATTAGACGCAACACAAGAAGTATCTTTAACATTTTCTTCAGCACACAATTTACAATCAGGTGATATTATTTTATTAGATAATGTAAGTGTTCCTCCTGGTATAGGTTTAACCGATGCAGCATTTGAGGATAAATTATTTCAAGTAACAAGAGTTACATCATCTTTGATTGCTATCGTAACAGGATCGCAGACCACAACTGGTGCTGCTAGTGGTGGAGCATGTGATATAATTCCTTATGAGCCTGTTGGTCCCGCAGCACAATCTTATGGTTATGGTTGGGGTATTGGTCAATATGGTGGAACTGTACAAGGTTCTGTTACAACAACTTTAAACGGTGCTTTACTTGCGGACACTAATGGTACTGGTGGATCGGGGACCGTTATCAATGTTACATCAAACTCTGGTTTTCCAACAACAGGAACTATAGCAGTTGGTAATGAATTAATTACATACACTGGAAAAGGTACAAATACTTTAACTGGTATTACTAGAGGTGCTTTTGGAACTGCAACCTTTGGAACTTCAAATGGCCAAGCTCATTCAAGCGGTGCAACTGTTACTAATGCTACTGAATGGGGAGGATGGGGCGACGCTGTTGATGCTGGAACAATTACATTAGAACCTGGACTTTGGTCATTAAGTAATTTTGGTGATGTATTGGTAGCAACTGTTGCTAACGGCAAAACTTTTACATGGAATTCTGATATTACAGCAAGATTAACAACAAGAGCATCTACAACAACATCAGGATTTTCTACAACAAACAATCCAACAGCAACAAGAGTAACTTTAATTTCACCAACCACACGTCACTTAATTCATTTAGGAACCGAAACTACAATTGGAACTCCATCAACACAAGATGATATGTTTATAAGATTTTCCGAAGACGAAAATATTAATGGATATACGCCTCAAGCAACTAATACTGCTGGTACACAAAGAATACAAGATGGTACAAAAATTATGGGAGCTCTGGTTGCAAAAGAAAATATTTTAATATGGACCGATAATGCATTATACACAATGAAATTTGTAGGTGCGCCTTTTACTTTTGGATTTGAACAAGTTGGTACTAACTGTGGATTGATTGGTAAAAACGCAGCAATTGAAATTGATGGTGTTGCTTATTGGATGGGTAATAATGGTTTCTTCTCTTTTGATGGTACTGTTAATACGTTACCTTGTTCAGTTGAAGATTATATCTATGATGATATTGATACAACAAAAGGACAACAAATTTGTGCGGGCATTAATAATCTATTTACAGAGGTAACTTGGTGGTATCCAACAAGCGGGTCTGATTTTAATAATAGATATGTAGTTTATAATTACGGTCAAAACAATGCGCAATTACCTATGGGTAATTGGTACACTGGTGTAAATACTAATTCTATTAGAACTACTTGGATTGATTCATTAGTATATCCAAGACCATATGCTACTGCATATAACAGTTCTAATGATGGTACTTTTCCTGAAGTTATTGGTCAAGATGGATTAGGTCAAACAGTATTATTTGAACATGAAACGGGGACCGATCAAGTAAATCCAGATGGTAGTGTAACTGCTCTGACTTCTTTTATACAATCATTTAGTTTTTCATTACAAAAAGATCAAAGTGAAATATTTCTTGCAATGCGTAGATTTTTACCAAACTTTAAAGTGTTAACAGGTAATAATCAAATAACATTATCTATAAAAGATTATCCTTCTGATGATGATCAAGAAACTGCATTAAGTCCTTTTATAATTAATTCATCTACTTCAAAAGTTGACACCAGAGCAAGAGGTAGATATGCAAACATAAAAATAGAAAATACTGGAGTGGGTGAGTCTTGGAGATTCGGTACATTTCAAGTAGATCTACAACCAGATGGAAGAAGAGGATAATGACAAAAGTAGTAGTAAGATTGCCAGAACCTAAAAAAGAATATAGTGAAGACAATCAAAGACAAATTAACAAAGCGTTAACTAATATTATTGAACAATTAAATTCAACATATTTAACACAACAAAAAGAGGACCAGGAAAGATTTACCTGGTTAGGATTAGGATAATGGCAAATATTTATAAAAATGATAAAGTAAGTTTAACTAATACAGACGTTACAACTTTGTATACTGTACCAAGTAATTCTCGTGCTATTGTAAAATCTATTTTAGTTGCAGAGGACGCAGGAAGTGCAGCAGTAGTCAAAGCAACATTAACAAATGCAGCAGGAACAGCTTTTGTAATTGATAATAATATAAGTTTAAATGCTAATGAAAAAGAACAAATTTTGACTGAACCTTTAATTATGACAGAAAGTGAAATATTAAAAGTTCAAGCAACTAGTGGTGCAGTAGATGTTATTGCATCAATATTAGAAATAAACAGGGAGGACAGATAATGCCGTTTATAGAAACAGAAGCTTCTGTTAGGTATGAAACAATTAATGGTAAAAGAGTACCAGTAATTACACCTAAATGTGAAGTAACACTAACCAACACAGAAACAGGTCAAGAATATATGTCTGATGCAGAGGCCTTGGCAGATGTACAAAATGCCAATACACCTACAAAAGCAGAACATATACGAAGAGATGTAAATGTGACTGTAGAGGAGATAAAAATAGGCGCTGACTTTAATATCAGCGATTGACGGATGTTTAAAAACCTTGTAAATTGTGATACACTCGCCTTTTTACAAGCTTTGCGAACTTGCTGTCATTATATAATATAAAGAGAAAATATGGGATTTTTAAAAAAAATATTCAAACCAGTATCGAAGGTATTAGATAAAATTATACCTAATGAAATTAAACCAGCATTGCCTTTTGCTGCAGCATTTGCACCTTATTTATTACCAACAGGTATAATGGGAGCGGGTGTAGCATCAAGAGCTTTGATGGGTGGTGGTTTAAATATTTTAGGACAACTATCTCAAGAGGGTAACGAAGGTGATATTAATTTATTATCAGCGGGACTCGGAGCGTTGACCGGTGCAATGACTGCGCCAGGATCGGGACCTGCAACTGTTAGAGGTGATTTAACTACAACTGTTCCAGATTTTTCAGCAGCTGGTCCAATGGAAGGTCCTGCTTTAAAAACTATGAGACTACCTGGATTTGGTCCTGAAAGAGTTGTGTCTGAAGGAGCAGGAAGTTTTGCAGACTTTACAGCTAAAGGTATAGAAAGATTTGGAGCAGAAAGTGCAGGCGGACAAGTTTTAACTGGTTTACAAAAAGCTTCTGACTTTATGACTAAACCAGGTTTAACAAAATTTACAGCACCAGTTGCACAGGGTGTTGGTGATCTAATGTTTGCACAAGCTAAAAGAGATCAAGATGAATATGATCGAATGATGGAAGAAGAATCAGAAGCAGATGCAGCATCAGATGCACAAAGAGCCTTTGCAATTAGAAGAGCTATGGAAGCACAAGGTGCAACTGAAGAAGAAATAGAAGATGCAATCTACGCAGCAGGATATAAAAAAGGTGGTAGAGTAGGATTTAGATTTGGTGGTATTGGTAATGCTGTTGAAAATATAGAAGACGCAGAGATGAAAGAGTCAGTAAAATTTGCTATGCAAGATATGGATATACCAATAATGGATTTAGTTGAAGAATTTGAAATACAATTTAAAAGAAAACCTAATAGTTTAGAAGAATTAAAACAATTTTATAAGGACCGATATGAATACAAAGGTCCAGGTGATGTGAAGATGAAAGAAGAGATTAAAGAAAAAGTAGTTATGGAAGCTAAAGATGGTGGCTTAATGGATCTTGGTGGTAAAGAAATGGATTTAAGAAAAGGTGGCTTTGTGCCAATTGGTAAAAAAGAAAGAGCAGACGATGTACCTGCAAGACTTTCTAAAAACGAATTTGTAATGACTGCTGATGCGGTCAGAGCAGCGGGTGGTGGCAGTGTTAATGAGGGTGCTAAGAGAATGTATAAAGTAATGAATGATCTGGAGGCTAGAGCATAATGTCAGAAACAGTAACAATAACAAAACCAGCACCGATATTAGAAGGTTCGCTTACAGCCTTTTTAAGTCAAATAGATAAATTAGGTGGTGGTGCACTTGATCCTAGATTAGACCCAAGTAAATTTACAACAGTTACAGATCCTAAAACAGGAAAAAAAACACAAATATATAGAGGTATTGATACATCTGTATATGATCCAAAAGTAGCAGGACAAGTACAATTACAAAAAGATGCAGCTACTAGAGCAGCTGAATTAGGAGCTTTGACAGGACCCGATGCCTACAAAGCTTATATGTCTCCGTATCAACAAGAGGTTATTGATACAACATTAGCAGAATTTGACAGACAACAAGCAATTGCAGATACAGCACAAAGAGATCAAGCGATTGCAGCTGGAGCATATGGTGGTGGAAGAGAAGGCGTTATGGCAGCAGAAGCAGCAAGGGGAGCTCAAACTAATAGAGCAAACTTACAGGCACAATTACTAGCACAAGGATTTCAACAAGCACAACAAGCAGCAGCGGCAGATCTTGCAGCAGAACAAGGATTAGGTGCCTATCAAAGTCAATTAGGTCAAGCACAACAAGCTGTACAACAAGCTCAATTCGACGCCGATCAAATTGCAGCAAGAGAAGCAGAGTTCCAACCATTCACACAATTAGGTTTAGTTGGTCAACAACTTGCACAGATTCAACCAGGCGCGTTCCCTACACAAACTGTAGGTTATGCACCACCAGCAGCACCAGCTAGTCCTATGTCACAATTCTTAGGTGGCGCGGCAGGTATTGGTGGTATCGCTGGTAAATTAGGATTATTTGGATAATGAGTAAAATTTTAAGACGACCAATGTTTAGAGGTGGCTCAGTCGATAGCCGTGGAACGGGGATTACATCTGGATTAATGGATAAACCTAAAAGAGGTTTAGTGGATGAACCAGGAGGCTACGCTGGTGAAGTTCGTACTGGTGGTGATCTTTTAAGAAATGTAAATACTAGATTTGATCCTTTTTATCAAAATATGAATATGGATCAGTTAAGAGCATTTCAATCATTAGGTATGGGTAATCCATTTAGATCTACAAAAGATATGCCTGGTAGATTTAAAAATGCTTTTACTTTTAAAGAACCTGCTAGAGGGGATAGTCTTGTAGATAAAATAGTAGCCTCTGCTCCTATAGTTCAAGAACAGGAAAAATTAGAAAAAGATGTAGATAAGAACAGACAAATATTAGATAACAAAAAATTTTTCTCGGGAGATGTAGATGAAGTTATTAAACAAAGCACTCCGGTTAATATGGAAAAAGGTGTGCCTGGTGGTGGAGACGAAAATATGTTTGCAAATGTACAGGGTAATCAAGAACAATCTACAGAAATTGACGCTAAACAATTGATGAGAGAAAATGCAGAATTATTTAAAGAGTTATTAGGTGAGAGTAATAAGAAAAAATTAAAAGATGCAAGAATAAGTGATGCATCAGATTACTTGTTAAAATTCTTTGAAGGTACTCAAAGAGAAGGTGCAACTGTCGGATCAGCAGCAGCTGATGTAGCAGCTTTTGCAACAGCTAGAGACAGCAAAACTGAAAGAGCAAAACAAGGTATTGAAAAACAAGACCAAACAGCAATGGCTTTAGCAATTAATGATTACATTGCAGGTAAGAGATCTAAAGAACAACTAGATATGTTAAGTAAAAAATTAGATATTAATTTAAAAAATAAATTAGATGCAATTGATTATACGGCAGATGTAGCAGCAGCCGCTGAAAAAGGAAAAAGTTTAAATAAATTAATTAGTTCCTCTAATGAAGACACAACATATAAAAAAATAGAAGAAGGCACTAAAAATTATGCAGATAACAGAGGTTTAAATATTCCAGAAACTATTACATCAGAAGAAATTAAAGGTGATGATACAACTCCATTAGTAACTGATACTGAAACATTATTAGTAGAAGAAAACAAAAATCAAATATTCATAGATAAATCAACTAAAGAAGTTTTTCAAGTTGTAGAGGACCCTGATAATCCTGGGAAATTTTTAAAGAAAAGATTATACTAGAGGGAGGACCTGATGGTTTATATTCCTGACGAAAGAGTTAAAAAAGATTTAGAGGCTCAACCTAATTGGGCTTTGTCTATGGCAGCAGCCATACCTTCTGGTATTATAAGAACATTCGAAGGGGCTGCAACATTCGGTGCAGCATTATTAGATTTAGGTGTAGACAAAGACAGAGTCGAAGCAGTCGAAGCATACTTTGATAAAATTAATCCGTTCGATGAAGTAGCTGCCTCAACAGGTATTGGTAAAATTACAGAACTCATAGTTAATATTGGTGTGCCTGGTGGTCTTGCATTTAAAGCAGCTAGTGGTTTAGGTAAAGCAACCATCGCTGCAAAACAAGCTGGTCGATATATAGGTAAAGGTGAAAAGGCTAGAAGATTTACACAAGGATCATTAGGTGCAGGTTTGGCTGAAGGTATAGCAGTGGGTGACGTACAAGAAGCTGGAACTTTTGGTGATTTTTTAGGTGGACCCACAGAAATAGAAAGAGACGATGACAGCGCTGCTAACGAACTTATAAACAGATTAAAGTTTGGTATAGAGGGTGCCGCGTTTACTGGTGCGTTTGGTGCAGCTGGTAAATTAGTTGGTAAGATGA